GCAGCGCTCGCTACGCTAGCTGTTAGGGGACACAAGGGGCTGGAGAGCCGGGATTGACCGGCACTAATCGGGATTGTGCGGGACGAACCGCCGCAAATCGGGGAAAATTTGGCATTTCTCACGCTCCGCGGAAGTGGGACCGATATCTAGCTTAACCATAGCAATAGACATCGCTCGGGCGAGAGCAACCGGAGTCTCGACGCTCGCTTCTTAGAAGGCGTTCACAAGGCGCTGAGCGGCCTGTGAAGCGCCTCTCACTGGGTGACGGTCGACCGGGGCTGTCGAGCGAGGGACAAATAAGCGGGCCGCGAAGTGGGACCGGCGGCAAAATTAGCCGCGCGGACGGTCCCACTTTAGATATTCGGCGGAATTCCGGCGCGCGTCGCGCCGGCGCAAATGAAAAGCGCGCCAGAAGGCGCGCTGTAAGTGGGACGAATTTTCTGGCGAGACTAAGCGTCGACGATGTCGCCGGTTTCGCAGATCACATGGCCGAGGTTGGCCGAGCGGAAATCGCTGCCGGCGGCGACCTTGGCGATATCGACGATACGGACGTGCGTCCGGCCGGCGAGCGCGCTCTTTTCCTGCAGCACCTGGCAAACATATTGAGCGTAGCCGACGCGGCGCGAGCCGTCGTCGATGACGCCTATGTTCCATTGCACCGCATTTGCCGGATCGTAGGTCAAATCCTTGATCTTTGGTTCGGCGGCGAGCGCAGTCTTGGCTGCATCGATCGCGGCCGGGGCCGGGCCGACCGGAGCCGCCGCTTCCGGTGCCTGCTCGGCGGTTTCAGCGACGGCATTGCCCTGTTCAGAGCAAGCGCAGCACGCCATCACGAGGGCAATCGCAAAGATCGAGCGCATGCTAGGTTCCCTTGAAATCCCGCGTCGGGGAATGCAGCGTTGCCCTGAGGTCGGACATCGCCTGAAGTTCGTCAACGCCGATCGCTTCGCCTGCAAGTGTTGACACCAGGTTAAAGACCGCCTGTCTCTCGCGTACCGACAGCTTGGTAAGCATATCGAGCATCTGCCGTTCGACAATTCCCATCGAACCGTCGCTTCTGCGCCCGGTGAGCACATAGCCGATATCGATCCGCTGGCCGGTTTCCGTCCGCAAATCCTGCAGGATAAGCAGCAAAACGACGTTCATCGCGGTCTCGCCGCGCTCATATGCTCCAAGGCTGTTTTTGCTGATGCCGGCGCGCTCGGCCAACTCATCTTGTTTCAGCCCGATGCGAATTCGCTCTTCGCGCATGCGGTCGCCGATTGGCCTTAGCAACTCGCTCATCTGACGCGCCAATTTCTCAATCGAACCATATCGGCTGCAAAAAAACACATAATCATGGTTCTATCCAGTTGCATAAACCCATTATTCTTGGCATGGTCCACAAATCAGGCACAGGATTGTGGATTTGACCATGCAAGCACAGGCGAGAGAATATAAGGGGCTCCACCCCGAGGACGTGAAGGTCGTGATCCGAAAGAAGTTCGGAAACATCAGCGAATTTCATCGGAAATATGCCCTCCCTTCCACCGGCCTGCACGACGTTTTGCGGGGCCGGACAAGCTCCCGCGTCGAGGCGGCTATCGATGAGGTTCTCGCAGAAGCGCGAGAATCCACAAACGTGGATAGCACCGCCGATTCTGTGGCGCAGCATCTAAATGCGGCGGGCAAATAGAGATGGCGACCACCCTGTCCGCAGCCCAATCGGGCTCAGAAATCTCCGCAGCCGGCGATGTCTTCCAGATTGATCCGCTCAAGATCGTCATCGGCCAACGCATCGGCTTCTTCTGGCCGGAAAAGGCAGCCGCCATCGGCGCGCTCATGCAGCGCGACGGGCAGGACACCGCGATCAAGGTGTTCTGGAACGAAGCCGCCAATTCATGGCAGCTGATCGTCGGCCTCCACCGCTTGCAGGGCGCGCGCGCCTTTCAGCTGCCGTATATCGACGCGATCGAGGTCAAGGGTACGCCCGCCGACTTCCGCCGGATGGAGGCGAGCGAGAATATCCATCGCCGCGACTTCGGTCCGCTTGAACGCGCGATGTTCGTTCGCGCGATCGCCGACGATATCGAGGCGCGCTGGTCGAACGGCTATGACGGCCTGTCGCCCCAGCAGATCGGCCAAATCCGACGCTGGGAGGCGCTGCGCGCCAAGGCGCCAGGCATCGAGCGCGACGAGGTACTCGCCGCGAGCGAGGCGCAGGCTAGTGCCGCCATGTCTGGCGGGACTTATGGTTGGCAGGAAGAAGCGGCGGAATCGCTCGGTCTTTCGGCCCGCGGTTTGCAACGTTCGCTGATGCTGCATCGCCGGCTGGTCGCACCGTTCGAGCGCGACCTTGTCGAGCAGCTCGCCGCGACACCGCACGGCGGCAACCAGACGTCGCTCGAAGCGATCGGCGGCGTCGTTGTCGTCGAGACGCGCCGCAAGGTGATCGAGGCGATCGTCGCCAATCCGGCGCTCTCGGTCGATCAGGCGATCCATATCGCCGACGGCGCGGCGAAGCCGCTGAAGGTCCGCGTCACCGGCGACACCAAGTTCATGAACAACGCGCAGACGAACCTGTCGCGCCTCTCGGCCGCGGGCTGGCGGAGCTTTGCGCCGGCGCTTGTCGATATCGTCAAGCCGTCCGCGCTCGTCGAGCTGCGCGACGCGCTGAATGCCCGCATCGCCGATCTTGGCGAGGGCGAGCTGGCGGGTGACGCATGATGCGCGGGCCGATCACTTGCGCGGCGCCGTGCTGCCGGACGCCGGTCAGCGAAGGCCGCTGGCTTTGCCCGAGCCATTGGTTCGCGTTGCCCGAGCGGCTGCGAAAGGCGCTGCATCTGACGCGCCGCGCGCGGCATGTGTCGGCCTTTCAGGAGCTTTGGACCGAGGCGCTGGTCATCCTCGACCCTTCGCCACGTCCGTTCGATGCGCCGCGTTCGCGCGGCACCACGCCGTTGACGATCGCCTATGAGGGCAATCGTCCGGTCGTCTATGCATCGGGGAGGCTGCTGTGAGCCGGAATTTCAAGACCGACACGAGCTTCGTAATGGCGCTCGACGTCTTTGCTCGGCGAGGCAAGCGGCCGATCCTGATCGTCGTTGACAAGGGAACAGCCGACTATTCCATCTATGAACTCGGCGACGATACGGATGTCGAGATCGTTAAGGCGATCCAGCACGAGATCGACGTTGCCGAAGAACGACCGGTTGCGATCGAGACCGACAATGCCATCTGCTTTTCATCGGGCTTTCTGCACGGCTGGCTCGCGTCGAACGGTATCGAGCATCGATATCGCCCGCTGTCGCCGCTCGTTGAAGCGCTGATCCGCCAGCATTCGATGGATTGGGGCGCTCAATGAGCGCCGCCGAACTGACGGCGCTGGCCGACGATCGTCATCCCTGGGATTGGTATGTCGACGAGAGCTGGTGCACAGAGGCGCTGATCGCGACGCTCGGGCTGCGCGCGTTCGAGGGGCAGTGGATTCACGATCCTTGCTGCGGCCGCGGGACGATTCCGCAGGTGTTCGACCTGTATGGCTTCGACGTGTCGGGCAGCGACGTCGTCGATCGGCGCGGCGCCTATGGTTTCGAGATCGGCCAGTGGCCGTTTGAAATCTGCGATTTCTTCCGCGCGCGGATCGAGGGCTTCGAACTGCCGGCGTCGATCGTGTTCAACCCGCCCTACAGCCTCCAGGACGATTGCATCGTCACCGGTCTGACATCGATCCTCGTCGCAAAGGCGATCGGGCTGGTGAGCGACAAGGTTTGCGTCCTCGTTCCCATGAAATGGCTGGCGAGCGACGAGCGGTACCGGCTGTTCCAGCGCAAGATGCCGTCGGACGTCATCATCCTGATGGAGCGCCCGTCGATGCCGCCGGGCCATCTGATCGGCGACATGGGGGAGCGCGCGTTTCGCGACGGCAAGGCCGATTATTGCTGGGTCGTGTTCGACAATCGCGTCGTGACCCTGCCGGGCGACACGCGGACGCATTTCGTCAAGCCGCGCGACGTCGTGTTCAAAGACGCGGAGCGCGGCCGATGAAAAAGGCGAAGCTCACCCGCGCCGAGCAGCTCGCGCGCCACCGCAAAATCTTCCTCCTCGCCCGCGAGCGTGGCGTGACGCTGCTCGAGGCCGAGCAGCTGCTCGCCCGCGACGAATGGCAGGCGCAACAAGAGCGGCTGGCCGTGACCCGCCGCTGCGGCCGTGCGGTCGCGACCAACGAAACCGGCGCCTGTGCTGCCAACCGCTACCGTTTCAAGATCAGGGGCGATGAGCCCTGGATGATGAGGGACTGACCATGGGCAACACCTGTTTCGTCTGCGATTCCCCCGACTTGGTCGTGCCGCCTGTCGCGCATAGCCCGACCTGCGCCGCCCATGTTTCGGCTCACGATCACGTCGTCAGCATGCAGAGCGCGCCCGCTGCCTATGGCGGAAGCTATACCGTGGCGGTGTGCCCCTGCGGCTGGACGGTGCGCCGGCTGCGCGGCGGCAAGGAAGTGGCCGACGAGATGACGCGGCTTGTCCGCGCCCATTGGCTAGCGGTCGCGGAGGCCAGCCAGTGAGCAATATTCGCCCGATCGGCGATCCGGCGATTGCCACCGCCATGCTCGCGACGATGCAGTCGATTGATGCCGTGCGGACTGCGCCCTCGGGCCTCAGCGAGCCGCGCTGGCGCATCCTGCAATGCATCGCGAAGGCGGCGCCGAATGTGCCGTCGCCCGGCGAACTGCGGCTATGCAGCGGGCTCAACAAGGCGGCGCTGGCCGAGCATATCCAGGCGTTGCAGTGGAAGGGCCTGCTCGAAATGGGCGGGTATCGGCTGTCGCCGAGCGCGGCCGAGATGGTCGGGGCCGAGCAGCTCTATCCGCCGACGGACGCGAAGGCGATGGCGTTCCATATCCCGGATGCTCCGCCAGAGCATGTGGAGATGCTGCGCTCGGCGATTGCCGCGCTGGGCATTCACGACATGCCGATCCTGCCCGTTCCGGCCAAGCCGGTCGTTGTCGGTGCCGATATCGCTGTCGAAGCGTTGGTTCGCGTCGGTGACGACGGCGCGGTCGAGTTGGTCAAGGTCTTATCGCCGCTCGACCCAGCCGACGTTCCCGCCTGCATGCGGCCTGACTGCTCGCCGCCCGCACAGCCGATCCCAGCGCAAAATCGGTGCTCGGAAACAAAAAAGACAAACGAACATGGCCGGGGTAGCGCAGCGGCAGCGCGCCCGATCCAAAGGGATGTCCATCTCGATCGGGTCGCGCCCGATCGTGCCCAGCGGACGACGGAGGAGGTCGCAGGTTCGAATCCTGCCCCCGGCCAACCTGCCAAGCCGTCGGTCGCCGCGGCAGCGACACCGCCGAAGTTCACCAACTGGATCGAGGAGCGCGCTCGTTGCCTCGACGCTGCGATCCGTTTCCTCAAATCGCAAGCGATCCTCGTCTCGGTCGTCGATCGCGACGCGCAGGTTCGGCAATATTTCGTGTCGGGCAAGCGCGACCGGAAATTCGCCGAGGAAGTCATCGAGATCGCGATTGAGAAGGGCTGGGTGGAATGAGCGGCCCGCTCACCGATCTCCAGATAGAGGGACTTTGCTCTCTTCATCGCGGGTGGCGATGGGGCATGGATCGCCGCACCGAGATCGGGCTCGAAAAGCGCGGTTTAATCGTGATGCGCTGGTTCGTGAGTGGCACAGGCGATCGCTGGCTTATGCCCGATCTAACGGCGAGCGGCCGCGAGATCGCGGCGGAACTGGTTGCGGAGCAATTGGCCGCGGCTGGTGCCCGCGCGACACGCTGCGGCTTCCTCGTGATCGATGGACGAGGTTGATGGGTAAGCGCCGCCCCGCCTTCAGCAGTGATCAGCTGGCCTTCACGTTCGAAGTGCCCGCGGTCCAGCGCCACGAGGGCGCGCTGGCGGGGCTGGCGCGCGTCGTGTCGTCGGCGGTGTCGCGCATCCTGAAGGAAGACGAGCGCAGCCGCCCTATGCTCGCGGCCGCGCTGTCGGAAATCCTCGACGAGGATATCGACAAGACCACCGTCGATGGCTGGGCCAGCGAGTCCCGGGACCGATTCAACATCAGTTTTTATCGCCTGCTGGCGCTGGTCGCGGTCACCGACCGCGTGGACGTGCTCGACGCGCTTCTCCGCGAGATCGGTGTCGCCGCGCTGTTCGGCGACGAGATCATGACGGCCCAGCTCGGCCACATCGACCGCCAGATCGCCGCGCTGCGCGATCGCCGCAAGAAAATCGAACAACGGGCGGTGCCTATCCGCCGCGCCAAGGGGGATTCATGAAGTTTCACGGGGGGAAATTCTGGTTCACCGCGGCCGAGCTTGCCGAGTTGAAGCTGCCGTGCCTTCCGGCGTCGAAGCGCAAGGTCAACGAGCGCGCGGCGAAGGAATGCTGGGCGCTGAAGGTCGATGGCGACGGCATGCCGCTCGCACGGCCGCGTCAGGCGCGCGGCGGCGGGCTGGAATATCATATTTCGATCCTTCCCGCGGCGACCAGCACGGCGCTTGTCCGACGCGGGATTGCTGTGGCCTGCGAACCTGCCACCGATTGCGTCCCGATCCAGCAGAGCGCGCTGTGGAGCTGGTACGAGGCGCAGAGCGACAAGGTGAAGGGCGAAGCCCAGCGTCGCGCGCGCATCATCGGCCAGGTCGACGTGATGATCGATGCCGGCGTTAACCTGTCGAACGCGGTCCAGGCAGTCGCGATCGGAGAGGGCGTGGGCGCATCGACGCTGTGGAGCTGGCTGTCCCTCGTCGAGAGCGTCCATGCCGCCGATCGGCTGCCGCATCTGGCGCCGCGCCGGAAGGGCGGCGGACGCGAGTGCGAGGTCGATAGCGATCTCTGGTCGATCATCGTCTCCGACTATCTGCGGCCGTCGCGGCCGACCTTCGCATCCTGCTATTCGCGGGCCGAGGATATCGCGGCCGAAAGAGGCCTCTCATTGCCCTCCGAGAAGACGTTGAAGCGCAAGCTCGAGCGCGAAATCGACCCTCGCCTGGTCACCGCGCGCCGCCACGGCGCCGACGAGCTGAAACTGACGATTCCGCAGCAGCGTCGCACCGTCGCGCACATGCATGCGATGGATTGGGTCAACATCGACGGGCATAAGTTCGACGTCTTCGTTCATCGCAAGGTAGCGAAGGCAGGCGAAAAGCCGATCCGCCCCGTCATGGTCGCGATTCAGGACGTTTTCAGCCGCAAGATTCTGGCGTGGCGGATCGGCGAGAGCGAAAGCGCGGTGCTGACGCGGCTCGCCTTCGCGGACCTGTTCCGCGATTATGGCATCCCCGGCCATTGCCTGCTCGATAACGGTCGCGCCTTCGCGTCGAAATGGATCACCGGCGGCGCACCGACCCGATTCCGCTTCAAAATTCGCGATCATGAACCGACCGGTTTGCTCACCGCACTGGGCATCAAGACCCGCTGGGCGAAGCCGTTCCACGGGCAGGCCAAGCCGATCGAGCGCGCCTTCCGCGATCTTGCCGACGTCCTGTCCCGCGCGCCCGACACCGAAGGGGCGTGGACCGGCAATCACATCGACGCGAAGCCCGAGAATTACAACGAGCGGGCGCTGCAATGGGACGTGTTCGTCGCGCTGGTCGAGCGGGTCATCCGCAAGCACAATGCCAAGCTCGGCCGTCGCACCGAAACCGCCAACGGCCGCAGCTTCGACCAGGTGTTCGCCTCGAGCTACGAGGTTTCGGAGATCAAGAAGGCTACCGACGAGCATCTTCGCCAGGCGCTGTTGACCGGCGAACAGGTGCGGACGCATGCCAAGAGCGGCGAAATCGCCTTCGTTGGCAACCGGTGGTGGGCGCCCGAACTCAGCCAGATCGCCGGCAAGTTGGTGACGATCCGCTTCGACCCCGAAAATCTGCACAGCCCGATCCACGTCTACAATCAGGCGGGCCATTTCCTCGTGACCGCCGAGCTGATCGCGGACACCGGATTCGACAATATGGCGGCGGCGAAGGCACGGTCGAAAGCGGATCGCGATATCGTCAAAGTCGCCCGCGAGCTCGGGCGTCTCGAGGAACTGCGCGAAGCGGCCGAAATTGCCCGCCTTCAAGGCGGAGCCCCCGAATTTGTGCTGCCCGAACCGACGGTCATCCGTCCGGTGCGGCCGCGACATCGCAACGGCGCGGCGGCAGCCGCGGTCGCGGTGGAGCGGCACGATCCCAGTTTCATGAACCGGTTTGGCGCGGCGGTCTCGCACTTGCGCCTGGTCGACGAATGAAAGCCGCGGCGGAGGGGTTGGAGCCTCCGCCGCGGACAATGTCCCTGTGAGAACGGAAGGAAAGTAGCATGAACAATCCCGAAAATCAGCCCGTCGATATCGACACCCAGCGCGGGTGGCTGATGGACCACAAGAAGGCGACGGGCATGAGCTGGTCCGAGCTCGGCAAGCGGACCGGGATTCCCGCCGGCACGCTCAGCCAGTTCGGCGCCGGCAGCTATGCGGGCGACAACCAGCGCCTCGCCGACCAAATATTCCGCTATCAGCAGCAGCGCGCCAGTCAGGCGGCGTTCCAAGGCCGCACGCCCGACCTTCCGACCTTCTTTTCGACACCGACGACAAACGAGATCGTGACGATCCTCTCCTACGGCCAGCGCGGCCGCATGGTTGCGATCGCGGGCGGCGCCGGGCTCAGCAAGACGTCGGCTATCCGCCACTATCGCGACAGCGTAGCGAATGTCTGGATTGCCACGATGCGGCCTTCAACTGCCGGCGTCATGAACATGCTTCAGGAAATTCTTGCCGCCCTGGGGATGCGCGACGTGGTTGGTCCGCCGAACAAGTTGGCGAAGATGATCATCGAAAAGGTGCGCGGTACCGGCGGGCTGATCGTCCTCGACGATGCCCAGCATATGACGGAAAAGGCGCTTGAAGAGCTGCGCGCCCTGCACGACGAGACGGGCATCGGCATTGCGCTCGTCGGCAATCTGCCGCTGCTGTCGCGGCTCGAGGGCGGATCGCGCAAGGATGCCTTCGCCCAGCTCTTCAGCCGGATCGGCATGCGGATGGTCCGGATGCTGCCGCTGGAAGGCGATGCGGACGCGCTGTGCGAGGCGTGGCGCGTCGAGGATGACGCGGTGTTCCGCGCGATCCGCGAAATCAGCCAGAAGCCCGGCGGCTTGCGCGGCGCGACGATGACGATGGAACTCGCGCACATGATCGCGGCCAGCGAAGGCGTTCCGGTCAACGCCGGCCACGTCCGCGACTGCTGGGCGCAGCTCTCGACCCGACAGGTGGCGGCATGAGCTCCTTTCGCAAGGCCGTCGATGCCCTCACCATGTGTGGGAGCGATGGAGGGATCGACGTCCTTCTGAAGCTCGCCCAGCTCGCGATCGCGGGGGCGATCTTCATCACCGGATGCGTGATGCTTCTCGCGGCGGCTGTGCCATGAGCTTGCATCGCACCCGCGGCGAGCGGATCGACCATATCATCGATCAAGCCTGTCTCTGCTGGTCCGTGGATCGGGAGGAGCTGCTCAGTCCCACCCGCTTGGCGACGTTCACGCCTCCGCGGGCCGCCGTAGCGCTGGCGCTGCGAAATCTGGTGCCTCATCCGGTCAGCTACCCGCGCATCGCGCAGATCATGAGACGCGAAGATCATACGACGATCATGAATCTCGCCAAGCGCGCTCGGGAACTGCGCCGGAAATCGACAGGCTATGCCAAGGCGGTGAACGGCCTCTGCTCGATCGCGCGCGGAGAGGCGTGGTGAACGCCCCCGCGCGCCAGACGTCGATCGACCCGAGCCAGCAGCGCCGCCGCGTGCTGCTCGCCAAGGTCCATATCGCGAAGAAGCAGCTCGGCCTGGCCGACGACGATTATCGCGCGATCGTATTCCAGCATTGCGGCGCGATGAGCGCGGCCGACGCGACCGAGGCGCAGCTTGCGGCGATCGTCCAGCATTTTGGGCAGCGCGGTTTCAAGGCAACGGCCATGGGCGTACCGGGTCGCCGCGCGCCCGCGGTCGATACGCCGAGCGCGCGCAAGGCGCGTTCGCTGTGGATCTCGCTCCATCAGCTCGGCGTCGTCCGCAATCCGTCGGATCAGGCGCTGGAAGAGTTCGCCAGGCGCCAGCTGCAGACCGAACATTGGCGCTGGTCCGACCAGTCGCTTGCCTATCGCCTGATAGAGGCGCTGAAGGCGATGGCGAAACGCCATGGCTGGGAGGTCGGCGACGGCCGTCACGCCAAGCTGTCGGGCAGCAAGATGCGACTGCTGAAGGCGATTCTCGCCAAGCTGGTCGCCGCCGGCATCGCGCACCCCGATTGGACAGTTCCCGACGCGCTGTTCCGTCTGACCGGCGAGGAAGTCAGCGCGCTCGATCTCTCGATGGATATCGAGGCGCTAACCCGTGCCGCGCAGCTGCTCGGCCGCGCGCTTTGCGAGCGGCCCCCCACATTTTCACCGGAGGCATGACGATGGACAATCAATCTCTCTATCAGAGCACCTTGCGCCGCGATCGCGAGGATCTGGCGTTTCAGTCGCTGCCGCTACTCGAGTCCGCCGCCGATCGGCGCCAGCGCAAGGCCGCGCGCGATCGCGCGGTCGCCTTCACGCTTGGCAGCTTCGTGACCTTCGTCGCCGTCTTCGCGCTGGCGATCCTGATCTAGAATGCATCAGTCGCGGACCTTCAACTCTGCGATTTTCGACGAGGTCGCTGCCGTGATTGGCAGCGGCCCGACCGCCAAGCTGTGCGATCGCTTCGGCGGTACCAGCCTCTATGTCCCGCGCGTCGCCGCGAATAATCATGAAATCACGCTCGTCATCGGCGCCGAGCTCGCCAAGGCCTTTTGCGACCGATTCGCCGGCGAAAACCTCCTCCTCCCGAAAGCCTTCCACCGCAAACAGCGCGTCGTAGAGCTGCTGAAGGAAGGAAAACTGTCGATCAAGGCGATCGCACTTGCCACCGACTATAGCGAGCGGCATGTCCACAACATCAAGGTCGAATCCCAGGAGGATGACGGCCAGGGCAGTCTCCTGGACCTGATCTGAAATTCTTCATCTGAACTGTTTCATCTTGACGCGCCATTGCAGCGGTCATGGGGAGCGAAACCAACCAATCCGTTATCGCCGGCATCGGCCATAACCTGCCCGAGGAAATCCTCGTCCAGGCATGGTCTTCGCGCTACGCGATCGCCGTCGTCGATCTGCTGAAGACCGAGGGCGGCTTTGTCGATGACAAGACCGATCGCGGCGGGACCACGAAGTACGGCATATCGCTCCGTTTCCTCGTCAGCGAGGGCTCGATCGACCTCGACGACGACGGCCGCAAGGACTTCGATCTCGACGGCGACGGCGACATCGACGGCTTCGATATTCGCAAGCTGACGCGCGGCGACGCCAAATTCCTTTACCATCATTGCTTCTGGAAGCGGATGGACTGCGACAATCTGCCACGCCCTGTTGGCGAAATGATGTTCGACCAGGGCGTCAACGCCGGCATCGGCAGCGCCCGCCGGCTCTTGCAGCTCGCCATCAATCGCTGCCTCGCCCGCGCCGCCTCGGCGCCGCCGCAGCTGAAGGTCGATGGTGCCGTCGGCAAGAAGACGATGGACGCCATGAACTGGGTTCTGCGCTGGGGCGCGCTCGGCATGCCGGCGCTGGTCGATGCCTACCGCGTCGAGGTCCGTCTCCGCTATCGTGCGATCGCCGATCGCGACCCTTCGCAGAAGAAATTCCTGAAGGGTTGGTTGGCGCGCGCCGACCGGCTGGGGCGGATTTGATGTTCGGTTTGTCGGGGCTTCGCCTCTATGGCGCGATCGGTGGCTTGCTCGCCTTCGGCGCGCTGCTCGTCGCCGCATGGACCGGTGTCCAGGCGCGTGCCGATCTGCGCGAACTTCGCGCCGACGTAAAGGCCTGTGGCCTTGCCGCCGAAAAGCAGGGCGAGCCGGCGGACCGGTGTAGCGAGCCGATCAAGGGCGCAATCGCCACCGCGCGCGCCGCCAAGGCCTGCGACGTCGCCTTGCTCGCCGCCAACCGCAGCGCGACCAGTTTTGCCATCCAATCCGCGTGCTCGACCGCGGTGAAGGCCGAGGTCGCGGGACGCATGACGGCCGAGGCCGGACAGCGCGCCGCGGAGGCCGAGGTCGATAAGCTGATCGTCGATCAGGCGGCGATCGCCGATCGCGCCGAGGCGCGTGGCCGCTCCGAAGCTCAACGAAAGGATGCCGCCGATGCCGCTATTAACAGCGCGCCTCCGGCTGTCGGCACTGGCAGTGGCAAGCGTTGCGACGCTGGCTGCCTGCGCCGGCTCACCGGCAAAGCCTGAAACCGGCCCCGCGCCGGACCCCGTGATCGAGCGCCAGATCGTCGTCAAGCCAGTCTGCCCGCCCGAGGTGCGCCAGGACGTGCCGCCGGCGCCAACCATGCCCGCCGACGCCGTGATCGAAGCGAGCGAGGAAACGCTCCGCTGGCTCGGCGCAATATTCTCCCGCACCGCTCTCCTCGAGGATCGACTGCGCGACGCAAGGACCGCGTGCCCCGATGGCTGAAGACACCGAACTCGAGACCCGTACCTATCAGCAGCTCCCGCGCGCGACAGCCGTGTCGCCCGACGCGTTGGTCGCATTCCAGGAAGAGGAAGGCCCGGTCGCGGTGATCGAGGTCAAGAAGCTACTCGGTCGCCTGATCCAGACCGACACGGCAAAGGAAACCGAGGCAGAGCTGCAAGCCGAGCTTGACCACGACGAATCTTCGGTCGGCCTTGTGTTCGCCGATCCCGAGCCGGCGAAGAATGGCTGGTATCGCAAGGTCGGTGCCAGTGGCGCCGGCGAATGGATTCAGTTCGAAAAGCTGTCTTCGCAGGCTGCGGCCGAGGTCGCCGATCTAGTGGCGGCCGCCGCCGCGAGCGCCGCGACGGCGCAGGAGGCAGCGGATACGCAGACCCGCATTGCAGCTGCCGAAGGGCGCGCGGCGCTTTACGGAATCATCGATCCCCTGAAGGCGCAAGCCTTTGGCGCCTATGGGCTGGAGTTGGACTTCCTCACCGGCTTTTATCGTGTTGGGCATGACATCGTACCGACCCTCTCCGATCTCGACGGCTTCAGCTTCAACCGCGACAGCGCCGCGACATCCGAAACGGCGATTGGCACGGTGCAGAATTTCGCCGATGACGAGGCGCGGCTGATGCCGGGGCTCGGACTGCTGATCGAGGCCGCATCGCAGAATATCCTGCTACGTTCGCAGGAATTCAATCACGCGACGTGGGACAAGATCAATACCGGTGCCGCCATCGCGCCGGCGGTGATCGCGAACGATGCCCCGGCGCCCGATGGCACCATGACCGCCGACAAGATAATTCTTGGCCTTGGCGGCGGCGTCACCGCGGCCGATCGTTCGCACCTTCAGCAGGATCTGGCTCCGGTCGAGGGCAATCGCTACGCCGGATCGCTGTGGGTCAAGGGCACCGCAGGCGAGAAAATCGTCTTTCGCCACGTCGCCGGCGGCGGCTATCTGCTTCATGAATTCAACGGCCAGTGGCAGCGTCTCTCGTCGGTCGAAATCGCCGCCGCCGGTTTCGCGACTTTCGAGTTTGGCTTGCGCGGCGGCTTTGGAACCGGCGACGCCGTCGCTTTTCATGCCTGGGCGGGACAGATAGAGGCCGGCGACGCTGTCACCAGCTACATGCCGACCGGAGAATTCAGCTTCTCCCGCGCTGAAGACACCGCTCTGCTGACCGGACTGAGTCTCGATAATTGCACCGTCCTGATTGAAGCCACTCTCAGGGGCGGTGGATCGGACAGCGCAATCGGACGTCGGGTTTTCTTCACTCTTTATGACGGAACGGGCGTCAACGACATCGTGACCATGGTCAACAGCGCTGGCGGCGCGATCGGCACGGTCGTGCAGGTCGGCGGCGACGTGACCGCGGTTTCCACCGGAACCGCCATCGCGCCGGCGGACGTCGTCCAGTCTGTGGCGCTTCGCCTTCAGACCGACGATACGCTTTCGGCCCGCAACGCGCAGCTGGGGGGCTGGGTGCTCGATGGCGCGATGCCGGCTTTGCTCACCAAAATGGGCATCGGCGGCTCGCCGCTGAGCACGCTGGCACGGTTGGGTGGCTTTATCCGCCGCATCGCGATTCTACCGTTTTCCCTCTCCGAAGGCGACCTGATCGCCCGCACCGGCGGCGCTGCCTATCCTGACGCCACGGCCGAATGGCAGCGAGTTGCGAAAGACGGCGGCTTCCCCCACCGTGACAGCGGGAAGACGTTCAAGCTTGGCGGATATCAGTATCTCGCCGGCGGCTACTCGGCCGACGGCGACCGGCACGATCTCCGCCGTTCGCTCGACGGCGAGGATTTCAGCGATATCGTCAATGCCGATCCCGAGTATGAGGATTACAGCCACGTCATCGCTTTTCGCGGCAAGATCTATGCCTGGAAGACGAAGATGTACGTCAACACCGACGGCGGCGGCGGCGCATTCGCTGAGATCCTCCCGGCGCTGCCCTGGGGCATTTCCGACTATGACAACCGGGCGATCGTCTACGACGACAAGCTGCTCTTCTTCTTTGGCACCGGCGATGCGCCGGGCGGTCTCGACGGCGTCTGGCAGTTCGATCCCGACGCGGTCACCTGGACGCGCATCCTCGTCGCGCCCTGGGGTGGCCGCTACGCCTCCGCGGTCGATGAGTTCAAGGGCAAGCTCTATCTCTATGGGGGGTGGCGCAACGCGGCGAATGTGCCGCCTGAGGTCACCTATCCCGGAAAGACGACGCTCAACGACCTTTGGGAGCTGGAGTTCGTCGCCGGCGCACTGACGGCGACGCGCACCGTAGCCGACATGCCGATCGCACCTCGCGCCTGGCCCGTGCTGATCGCGAACGGCGATCGCTTCTACCTGCTCGGCGGGTACGATAATATCGGGCCGGTCGGGCGCAATTACGACCAAACCTTCGTCAGCACCGATGCGGTCGCATGGACCTTGCTCCCGGTGAAACAGAAATATCTGCAACGCCATGCGCCGACGGCCTATGTCGTCAACGCCACGATCTACCTCGCCGCGGGCAACGCGAACGCGGCGGCGCCAACGCTGACGTTGCAGGATATCTGGAAGTTCAGCGAATGACGATCAGCCCGTCACTCTTCTACGCAGGCTGGGCACCGACAGTGCTGCTCGTCAGCGCGACCAGCAAGCCGTCGCCTGCGGACGTCGTCGTCGCCGCGGGCGGTTTCGACTGGCCGGTCGTCACGCTGGTGATCGCCGCGATCGGCGTGCTCGCCGCGCGCCCGATCGCGCCGAAGCGCAACCCGCCGCTTGGCCTCGCTAAGAATATTCTGGTCACGCTGATCATGCTTGTCGCCGCGCTGCTGTGGGTGCTCGACAGCCGGCCCGGGCTGCTCTTCGCCTTTGTCGTGTCGATCGGCCTCGGCTTCTCGGGATACACGCTGATCGAGCTGCTCGGCGAGGAGATCGCCGCCTATATCAAGCGCGCGATCGGCGCGCTGCCGCTTCCCGGCCTGAAGGCCGGCCAGACCACCAAGCCCGACCAGGAGCCTTCATGAGCGATTTTTTGCAGCTGGCGATTATCTTCTTCATCATCCTCGGCATCGGTGTCGCGGTGTGGCGGGGCGGCCAGGCTAATCCCGAAGGAACCGGCCGCCTCGGCCGCCGCCTCGGCAAGGTAGAGCAGGCCTTGTCGGGGAAGGCGACGACCGATGACGTCGGCGAGGTTCAGAACGAGATCGCCTCGCTCAACAACAAAATTGCGAGGCTGGAAGCCGAACAGGCCGCCGATCGACGAGTCAACCAGCTGACCTATGAAGCGGTGCGGCGGCTCGAGGACTATTTCCTGAAAAAGGGCACGGGGGTCTGATCGTGGATTTATTCTCCATCATGGCACAGTTGCTGATTGGCTGGCTGATCGCGGACTTCCTTTCTGGGGTCGTACATTGGGTCGAGGATCGACTGCTCTGGGTCGGTATGCCGCTGATCAGCAAGGCGATCGTCGAGCCGAACCGTCTGCATCATGTCGATCCGCAAGCCTTTCTCTCCAGCTCGCTGTTCTCGCGCAATTCGACGACATGGGCTTCGGCGATCGCGGTCGCGCTTGCTTGGCTGATGATAGCGGGCTTCAGCTGGATCTGGCTCGGCGCGATCGCCGGCGGCCTCGCCGTGACCGAGGTTCATGCGCACTCGCACCGTCCGACCGCGCGTGCCGGATGGTACCGCGCGCTTCAGGAGATCGGCATCGTCCAGTCGGCGCCGCATCATTGGGGCCATCACGCCGGCGGGATGGACACCCGCTATTGCATCCTGACGGGCTGGCTCAACCCGCTGCTCGATCGGCTGCGCCTGTGGGCGCGCCTGGAGAGCGGCATCGAGATGATCGGCTTGAAACCGAACCGGGGGACCGCGTGAGCTACACTGACTATCATTTCCAGCATGTCCGGCTGACGATACTTCGGCTCCTGGCCGAGGTGCCGACATATTCTGCCAACGACAGCGTTCTCAACCAGGCGGTGAACGCGATGGGGCTGAGCTGCACCCGCGACCAGCTCCGCACGAACCTCACATGGCTCCAAGAGCAGCGGCTTGTTTCGCTCATTCTTCCCACGCCAAGTCTAATTGTTGCCGAGCTGACCGAAGCTGGCGCCGACGTTGCCGCGGGACGTTCGATCGTTTCTGGGGTCCAGCGCCCTTCGCCGGGCGCCTGACATGGCGCGCCCTGCTCGCCCCAAGGCCGCGCGCCACCGCCCGTCGTCGATCGACAAGCTCGACAAGGAGGTGCGCGAGCTGATCGGCCAGCTCCGGATGGATCATGGCTGGACGATTGACGAGATCCGCACACGGCTGCTCGACATGGGGCAAACCGTCAGCCGCTCGGCGCTCGGGCGGCATGTCCGCACGCTTGAGGATATGGCGGCCGAGCTCCGCGAATCGCAGATGATGGCGACCGCGCTCGCGCGCGAGACCGGCAACGCCGACCAGTCGCAGATGCTCGACCTCAACAGCCAGCTGCTGCAGGCGAACATGTTCAAGCTGATGCTCGCGACCAAGGACGGCGAGGGCATCCAGCTCGGCGCCAAGGACGCAAAGGATTTTGCCGATGCGCTCCGCTCGATCGCGCTCACCCGCAAGACCGAGATGGACGTGATCGAGAAAGCCGAAAAGCGGGCGGCCGAAAAGGCGACGAAAGAAGCGGCTGAGAACGCGACGCGCGCAGCGCGTGCGAAAGGGCTCTCGAAAGAGACCGTTGAATCGATCCGCTTCGCCGTGTTGGGGAGCGATGCGTGAGGCTGTCGCCTGAAGACCAGGCAGCGCGCACTGGCGCGGCGCTGGATGCCGAACAGAGCCCGCTCGACCGCGCGGCCGCGATCCGGATGCGCGAAATTCAGGGTGACCGCGCAGCGGCCGAGGCGGCGATCCTTCGCCTGCCGAAAGGCGATCTACTCCTCCGCTATCAGAGCAGAACCGTCGATTCATTGTTCGCCGGTACCGCGCTGCTAGTCATCGAAAAATCGCGCCGCATCGGTCTCACCTGGGGCGTTGCTGCGTTTGCGGCCCTGAAAGCGGCGGCAGCACCCGAGGCCGGCGGCCAGAACATCTGGTACATGGGCTACGACAAGGACATGACGCTCGAGTTTATCGAGGTCTGCGCTATGTGGGCGCGCGCCTTCGGCCTGGTCGCCGGCGACATTGAGGAAGAAGAGGTCTTGGACGCCGGTGAGAAGGGCGTAAAGGCCTTCTCGATCCGCTTCGCCTCGGGCTTCCGCATCACGGCGCTGCCATCCGTGCCGCGGGCTCTCCGCGGTAAGCAGGGTATCGTCATCATCGACGAGGCGGCATTCCACAAAAACGTCGACGAAGTGATCAAGGCGGCAATGGCCCTGCTGATCTGGGGTGGCCAGGTCGTCGTTATATCGACCCACGATGGCGCATCGAATCCCTTCAACAAGCTGATAACCGAGATCGATGCCGGAAACCGCGCCGGCAATACCATGAAGATTACCTTTCGCGACGCGCTGGACGCCGGCCTTTACGAACGCGTCGCCATGGTGGCCAAGACCAAGGGCGTCGATCTCGACCCGAAGAACGAATGGATCGACGGTATTTACGCTGCCTATGGCGACGATGCCGGCGAGGAACTCGACTGCGTACCCAAGATCGGCTCCGGCTCGCTGTTGTCGATCGAGGACATCATCGCCTGCGAGCATGATGATTGCGGTGATCCTGACCTTTATGCCGGCGGTCTGCTTTATCTCGGCCGTGACGTTGCCCGCCGCCGCGACGGTGCCGTTATGAAGGGCATGGAGTTGATCGGCGATGTCCAGTGGGAGCGCGATCATTACCGCGAACGTGGTGCGACGTTCGCGGCCCAGGATGCCTACATGGACTGGGTGTTTGCCAACCGGCGGCTCGCCCAGGCATGGATCGACCAGACCGGCATGGGCGAAAAGGTTGTCGAGGACGCGCAGATTCGACACGGTACGAGCCGGGTGGTCGGGATGCTGCTGACCGGACCGAACCGGCTCGATCTCTCGCTATCGCTCCAGCGCCGATTCCAGGAACGGCGAATCCGAATTCGCAAAGACCCGATCACGCGCTCCGATCTGATGGCGATCAAGAAGATGGGCAGCGAGGAATCGGGGACGATGAGGATCGTCAACGACGGTGAAGTCCACGCCGATGAATTCTGGGCTTACGCTCTCGCGAGCCGCGCCGCGGATATGCCGGCCGCGCTATACCAGTATCGCGGCATTGGCGCCCGTGGCGATCGGCCCGATCGCCAGCGCAACGGGTCGCATCGCAGCGACCGTCCCGATCGACACCGCCGCGGCAGCCGCTTCGGCAAAGGAGCCTATTGATGCGTGAAGTTGTTCCGCCCGCGAGGACGCCGCCCCCGCTTGTATGGCCGAACGGGCAGCTGATGCAGCCGGCGCGGCTGGCGCGCGAGGTCGCGGCGCCGCGCATGTCGTCGGTGCGCTCGATCCTTTCCGGCCACCCCGCGAAGGGCATCACGCCGGCGCGCCTCGCCAATCTGCTGTTGTCGGCCGAGCAAGGCGACGCGACCGCCTATCTCGAGCTCGCCGAGGAAATGGAGGAAAAGGACCCGCATTATCTCTCGGTGCTCGGCACGCGGAAGCGTGCGGTCTCGCAGATGCCGATCGAGGTCGAGGCCGCCGGGCCGTCCGAAGAGGAGGAGGCCGACGCGCAGCTGATCCGCGACTGGCTCGATCGCGACATGCTCGAATCCGAAATCTTCGACATCATGGATGCGGTTGGCAAGGGCTACAGCGCCGTCGAACTGATATGGGACACGCGCCCCGGCCTGTGGCAGCCGCAAGACCTGAAATGGCGCGATCCACGCTGGTTCGAGTTCGACCGCGTCAACGGCGAGACGCTGAAGCTGCGTTCGACCGGCGAGCCCGAACTGCTCGATGCCGGCAAGTTTATCGTCCACTTCCACAAAGCGAAGTCGGGCCTGCCGATCCGCGGCGGTCTCGCTCGCGTCGTCGCCTGGGGCTGGATGTTCAAGAATTTCTCGATCAAGGATTGGGTCAGCTTCCTCGAAACCTATGGCATGCCGCTGCGCGTCGGCCGTTATGACAATGGCGAGACAGAGGCGAACATCGATATCCTGATGCAGGCCGTCGCCGATCTCGGCGCCGACGCCGCGGCGGTGTTCCCCAAGACGATGGAAGTCGAATTCATCGACGGCAAGGGCGGCAGCGCGCCGAGCGACCTATGGCGTTCGATGGCCGAATATATCGACGACCAGGTATCGAAAGTCGTCCTGGGTCAGACGAACACCACCGATGCGAAGGCCGGCGGTCTGGGCTCCGGCCAGGCGGACGTCCATAACGAGGTTCGCAAGGATATCGCCGACGCCGACGCCAAGCTGGTCGCCGCGACACTCAATCGGGACCTGGTAGTCCCGATGATCATGTTCAACCGCGGGCCGCGCGCCAAATATCCGCGGCTGAAGATCGGCAAGCCCGACCCCGTCGACGTGAAGGCGCTCACCGACGCGGCCGTCGCGCTCGTCCCGCTGGGCGTCAAGGTGAGCGCGAACCGGATCCGCGAAAAGGCCGGTTTGCCTGCTCCCGAAGACGGCGAGGAAATTCTTCGGGTCGCCTCGCCGGCGACGCCCGAAAATTTTTCCGCAGGAGCGCCAGCAGGGCGCGCTGACGGCCTGCCCCCGCGCTCGGGACCGACTCCCGCCCTCTTACCCCCTCTTAAACGGCCGCAAGGGCGAATTGGTGTGGCGACCGCAGGGGCCGATCGCGGCGGCGAGCCCGATCCGATCGATGAAGCTGCCGATGCGTTCCTCGACGACTGGGTCGAACTAGTCGAGCCGATGCTCGGTCCGATCGAGGAACTGCTTGCCTCGAGCTCGTCCCTCGTCGAGTTTCGCGACGGGCTGGCCGGACGCATCGGCGCGATGGACGAGAGCGCGGTCACCGCCTTGCTTGCGCGCGCCGGTTTCGCTGCGCGCCTCGCCGGCGACGCGGCCCAGCAGGACGACGAGCGGGAGGCGCGCTGATGTACGGCGACATCGGCGAACAACTCTTTTCGGCTTGGTTCGACTTCGGTCGTCCGAACGCCGCGCCCTTTCGCAACCAGTTCGGTCAGCGAGTGAACGCGGAACCCAATTTGCCGCGCTTTGACCATGACGAGGGGGGAACGCCGATTGGCTTGCTGATCGGCCCTGGTCCCGAACTAGGGCAGTCCGACCGCGCGCGCCTTCAGCTCGACGCGATCGGCGCCACGAAAGCCACCGTGCTGCATGCAATTCGCGAGAATAGCGGCGTGATAGTACGGCGCGCCTGGTACAGCATCGATCCGCAGGCGACGATCGATGCTTGCCTTAGCCAGGCCGGTCACCATTTCTCCGTTGGTGCCGTGCCCGGCTATCGCCCGAACCTCGGCGGTTTCATCAGGTATCGCGGCGCGAACTGGCTGCTGACTGGCGTGATCGGGACCGGCAACCAGCGGCAGGCGCTCGGTGATGACGACGGCCGCGCGCTGATCGGGGCTTAATTTGGCGGACGAAGTCCTCCCCATCGATCTGCCGCCGGTCGAGGCCATCGCCTGGTTCCGCGCCAAGGGCTTCCAGTTCGGCTTCTCGTGGCAGGATGTCGAGCATGAGGAGCATGGCCGGGCCTTTACTGTCGCCAAGGCGATGACGCGCGATATCCTCGAGACGATCCGCGAAGCGGTCGACCGCGCGATCGCCGAGGGCGAGACCGTCCAGATGTTCGCCGAGCAGCTGCGGCCGCGGCTCGAGGCGGCTGGATGGTGGGGCCGAAAGGAGATGCTCGATCCCGCGACGGGCGAGTCCGAGCTGGTCCAGCTGGGCAGTCCCCGCCGGCTGAGGACGATCTTCCAGACCAATATGCGGACCAGCTATGCGGCGGGCCGCTGGGAACGGATCGAGCGCAACAAGCGCGCCTTTCCATTCCTCGAATATGTGTCGGTGATGGATGGGCGCGAGCGGCCGCAGCATCATGCCTGGCACGGCACGGTCCTGCCCGTAGAAGATCCGTGGTGGGACACGCACTATCCGCCAAACGGCTGGGGATGCCGATGCTTGCCGAAGCCGATCTCGCGCGGCCAGGCGGAGCGGCGCGGCCTGAAGCCCACAGCGCCGCAGGTCTTCCCGATGCGCCAGTGGATCAACAAGCGGACCGGCGAGATCCAGATGATCGAGCGCGGAATCGATCCCGGCTGGAACTACCATGTCGGCAAGGCGCGCAACGACGGCTTGGCGCCCGGCCCATATCGCGGCGACGGACTGGCGACGATGACGGCCCTCTCAGACGGCGACGAGGACGCGGTGAGCGGCTTCTTTGCCGCCTTCGGGATGACGACCAGGGCGGCCGCGATCGCGGGCCGCATTTTTACCGATGCGGGTGGTTGGCCGGTCGCCATCGCGGCAAGCTGGTTTCGCGACGGCTCCGATCGGCCGCGTCTGCCGGTCGGGCTTCGCGCGGCCGAGCTCGACGACGTCGTCGCAGTCATCAGGGCGCCGGCCGAAATACGCTGGCACTGGATTGCCACCCCTCCCGCGGCGCCACAGCTGGTCCGCCGCTACATCGGGCAGCCCGACGCCCGCGGAACCGCAACGGTCGTCGATATCGCTCGCTGGTGGCGCGCCTCCCGCATCCCGGCCGCGCGCCTCGATCAAGCCCGCCGCGGTGTTCTCGCCTGGTCTGTCGCCACCTGATCCATTCGCTCTGGCCCGAATCGGAAGCGCGTGCCATGACGGCCTTGGGCGCTGCCCGCCTTCCCATGAAATAGTTCATCTGACGCGGCCTCCCCGCCGCCGCCATAGCAACCCCATCGACCGGCGCGGTGCCGGACGCGGGGAGCGTTGCGGACGTGAAGCGGGGGAACAAGTCATGCGTTGACCATTACGCCATCGGCGGCGCGATCGCGGTCGCGTCGGCCGCAGGCGACGGCAACGCCAGCCCCAGCGTCATCCAGCTCTTCAAGATGGGCGCGCATCCGTCGCGAAACGGCAAGCCGCCGATCATCCGCGTCGAGAATCGCGCCCACGCCGAACGCATCGTCGTTGCGACCGCGCGCTATCACAGCACGAACGACATGGTCATCGACTATGATCATCAATCGGTCTTCGGTGCCAAGAATGGTGTCGGCGGCCGCGCGCCCGCCGCCGGCTGGTCTGGCAAAGTCTTCGCGACCGATGACGGCATATTTGCCGAGGTCGATTGGACCGAAGCCGCCGCGACCGCCCTCGGCAAGCGCGAGTACCGGTACATCTCTCCGGTCTTCACCCATGATTCCCAGGGGCGCCCTGGCATCATCGTCAACGCGACGCTGACCAACACGCCCTCGCTCGATCTCGCCGCGGTGGCGAGCGCCCTTTCGTCTGAAGAAGGAAATGCATCCATGGATCTTTCGAGTATCGCCAAGGCCCTCGGCCTTGGAGAGGACGCGAGCGTCGAGGAAATCCTCCGCGCGATCGCGACCCTCAATAGCGCGCCCACCACGATGACCGCGATCGCGTCGGCTCTTGGTGTCGCCGAGGGCGCCGACCTCGTCGCGGTCGCGACGGCGCTGAAAGGCAAGGCCGACAACGTCGGCAACCCTGACCCGGCGAAGTTCGTACCAGTCGAAACAGTCGCCGCGCTGCAGACCTCGGTCCAGTCGCTGCAGGGCATGGTCGACGGCATGCAGGCCGACAAGCGCAAGGCGAAGATCGACGCTGCTCAGGAAGATGGCAAGCTGGCCCCGGCGCTCGTCACCTATGCTACCTCGATCGCCGACGACGCAAAGCTCGACGAGTTCCTCGCCGCGTTGCCCGGCAACACGCTGGGCAAGGGCAAGGCCGCGGGCGATCCGCCCGCCGACAAGACCAAGCTCACTGCCGACGAACTGGCGGTCTGCTCGGCTACGGGCATTTCGCAGGAAGATTTTCTCGCCGCGCGCGCGGCTGAAACGGAAGGGAATTAACCTATGCCTCTGGCAGCAGAACGCGCCACCAAGGAACGCGACGGCGTGACGTTCAACCGCAAGATCGCGGCGAACGTAAAAATCTTTCAGGGCGGGCTCGTCGCGCTGACAGCGGCGGGCTACCTGACGCCCGGCGCCGCGGCGACGACGCTGATCGCCGATGGCATAGCGCTCGACACCGTCGACAACACCGGCGGCGCTGCCGGCGACAAGTCGGTCGAGGTCAAGAAGGGCGTGTTCCAGTTCAAGAACAGCGCCGCCGGCGATGCCATCTCGATCGCCGAGCTGGGCGACGATTGTTACATCGTCGACGACCAGACCGTCGCCAAGACCGATGGCACCGGCACCCGCTCCAAGGCTGGCAAGATCGTGGATTTGGACGCCCAGGGCGTCTGGGTCCGCGTCGGCTGACACCCTCGAAAACTGAAGGAAAGCACAGATGCTTATCAATTCCGGCAACCTGCGGTCGCTCGGCACCGCATTCAGCGCCGCATACAAGCGCGGCCTCGGCATGGCGGCTTCGCAGCTCTCGGTCATCGCTACCACCGTGCCGTCGTCCACGGCTCAGAATGAATACGGCTGGCTCGGCAAGGCGCCGAGCATGCGCGAATGGCTCGGCGACCGCGTCATTAACAGCATCGCCACCTCCGATTACACGGTCAAGAACAAGGACTGGGAACAGACGATCGGCGTCTCGCGCAATGATATCAAGGACGACAACGTCGGTATCTACACGCCCTTGTTCGAGGAAATGGGCCGCGCCACCGAAGCCCACCCCGACCAGCTCGCCTGGGCGCTGCTGAAGGCCGGCTTCGCGACCAACTGCTATGACGGCCAATTCTTCTTCGACACCGATCATCCGGTCCTCGATGAAAATGGCGATCCGCAGTCGGTATCGAACACCGGCGGCGGCGCCGGCACGCCGTGGTTCTTGTTCGACGACAGCCGCGCGCTGAAACCGATCATCTTCCAGGAGCGCGAGAAGCCCAATTTCGTCGCGAAGGATAATCCCGACGACGAAAACGTCTTCAGGCGCAAGGAATTCCTCTACGGCGTCGATGCGCGTTACAACGTCGGCTTCGGATTCTGGCAGTTCATCTACGGCAGCAAGCAGACGCTTGATGCGACGAGCTACGCTGCGGCGCGCGCCGCTCTGTCGGGAATGAAGGGCGACTATGGACGGCCGCTCGGCCTGAGGGGCACCGTGCTCGTCGTTCCTCCCTCCCTAGAAAGCGCCGGTCGTAAGCTGCTCAACAGCGAGCTCGGCACCGGCGGCGAAACCAACGAGTGGAAGGGTACCGCCCGCCTGGAGATCGTGCCGTGGCTGGCCTGATCCGCGTTCGCTCGCTCGCGGCTTCGCGTCGTCGCGCCGGCTTTGCGTTCACCCGCGAGCCGCTCATTATCGGTCCGGAAAGCCTGGGAGAGAATCTGGCGGCGCTGATTGCGCTCGCCTCGATCGTCGGCGACCCGGTTCTCGTCGTCGAGCAGAGCAACCCCGACACGCCGGACGTGTTTGCCGAGGTCAGCCATGAAGATCGCCAGGCGCTGATCGACATGGCGACTGCGGCCGAGCTCGCGGCCGACGACGACGAAGCCAGGGCGGCGATCGCCGCGATCGTCGAGGGGCTGATCGGAAAGCAGGAATTGCAAATACCGGCGGAGCCCGAGGACGATGACGACGACGCGCCAGCGCCGGCGGCATCGAACGACGGAAAGGCGGACGGCGGCACGCTCGCGGCCCCCGCTGTTGATCCTGCGCCGGCGTCGGCCGCGTCCGCGGCGTCCGACGAGCAGTCTCGCGCCGGGGCGGATGCTTCGGCGGCCCCGGCCGCCGACGCGACCGCAGGGAACGAACAGGAGGCCACCCAGCAGCCTCCTGTCGCGGATGGAACCACGCTTGCCGCCGCCCCCGCGGCTGAAGCTGCCAATCCGGCCGATGCCGCCCCCGCGGCAAAGGCCGATCCCGATCCGGAGAAGGGGGCTGCGGTCCCGGCCGAGGCTAAAGCCAAAGCCGTTGCCAAACCGCAGAGCTCTTCGGGTCGCAAGCCCAAGGCGGCAGCTAGCGCCAAGGGCTGAAGGGGACGGCGCGGCGGCTTTCAGCAGGTTGTCCGCCGCGCCCGACCTCCCTTCCACTCCCATCATGAGTACCCATGCCGATCATCTACGCCACCCTTGCCGATATGCAGGCCACGTTCGAGGAGCGCGACCTCGTCCAGCTCTCCGACTGGGCGGGCGCGGGGACGATCGACCAGGCGCGCATCGAACGCGCGCTGAAAAAGGCGGGCAACAAGATCGACGGCTATGTTGCCGCTAAATACGGCGACCGCACTGCCCTGCCGGTCCCGCCGCTGCTGACCGAGCTCGCTTGCGACATCGCCTTCTATGAGTTGCACCGTTCGACGCCGCCCGACGGCGTGAAGGACAAGCACAAGGCCGCGATCGAGACGCTGCGCGATATCGCCGCCGGCAAGGTCAAGATCGACGAGGGCGTCGTCGATGCCCAGCCGGCGCGTCCAGGCGCGATCCATTTCGCCGGCCGCAAGCGCTTCAGCCGCGACGAGCTGGACCGCTCACTATGAGCGGCGCGTCCTTCAAGGTCAGCATCTTCGGCGACAGCCTGGCGGAGCGCGAGATGAACGCGCTAGTCGAGGCCGGCGAAGACCTGTCGGAATTCAACGATGCGCTCGGCCTCGTGCTCGAGTCCAACACGATCGACCGCTTCGACCGCGAGACTGCGCCCAGCGGCGCGCGCTGGGAGAAGAGCATGCGCGCCGAGGTCGAGGGCGGCAAGACGCTCACCGACACCGCCAGGCTGAAAGGCTCGATCGCCTATGAGGCGAACGCGAACGAGATCCGCGTCGGGACCAACGTCATTTACGGTGCGATCCACCAGCTCGGCGGTGTCATCCGCGCCAAGGCCGGCGGCAAGCTCAAGTTTCAGCTTCCCGGCGGGCTCGGCTTTCGGTCGGTGGCCCAAGTCGTGATGCCGGTGCGCGAATATCTCGGCTTCGGCGCCGAGGATCGCAGCGACGCCGCCGCGCTGTTCGAGGATTTCTTCGCCGGCAAGGCGCCGAACCTGTTTGCGGGGGGCACGGCGTGATGATCGTCATTTTCGGCTTTTTCATTCTGGTCTGGCTGGTAGGCGTCGGCGCTCTTGTCGCGGTGCGCCCGATACGCTCGCGTCCCGACGCCTGGCCGCTCGTCGCGATCTGGCCGCTTCTTGGCTTTTATGTCGTCTTCATCCTTCTCTATGAGGGCTTGGCGATCGCATTGCGCCAGATCCGGGAAATGCAGCGATGATCGCGCAGATAGAGCTCGCGATCGGTGCCGCGTTGAAGGCTGCCGCCGACGCCGGCGTCCTCGGTTATGACTGGCGCACGCTCGAAACCTATCCCGAGGAATGGGACGCCTATCTGAAGGAAAAGGGCGACTGGAAGTCGCCCGCCGCCTGGGCGGTGTTTGCCGGCGCGACCGATATCCGTTTCACCGACCAGGGCAACGTCCGCCTTGACGGCGCGCAGTTCGGCGTCGTCGTGGCGGCCGAGAACCTTCGCAATGAAACCGCGACCCGGCACGGCGGTCCCGACGTCGCGGCCGAGCCCGGCAGCTATCAGCTCGCAGTCGATGCGCTGGCGGTATTGTCGGGAAGCGATCTAGGCCTCGATATCGACCGCCTGGTCCCGAAGTCGCTGCGCCTGGTCCGTCCGTTCGAGGCGCTGCGCGAGCGCAAGGTCTCAATGATCGCGCTTCAGTTCGAAACCGCCTTCGAAATCACGACGCTGCCGCCCGAGGCCGACCTCGATGAGCTGCGCGCGCTGCATCTCGATTGGGACGTCCCGCCCTTCGGCGGCGTCGATGCCGACCTCGGCGCTGCCGGCATCCAGTTGCCGGCGCCGGCCGACGGGCCGGGCAGCGCCGACGCTTCCGACCATCTGATCCTTCCGCAGGAGTAGAGCATGATCAGTTTCAACCAGATTCCCGTCAATCTTCGCGTTCCCGGCGCCTATGTCGAATTCGACAGCAGCCGCGCCGCCGGAGGACTGCCCGCGCTCGCCAACCGCGTCCTGATTATCGGGCAAAAGCTCGCCGCCGGTACCGCCCCGTCGCTCGTGCCGCAGCGCATCTTCAATACCGCCCAGGGCGAACAGATTTTCGGCAAGGCATCGATCCTCGCGCGCGCGATTGGAGCGTTCAAGGCCGCCGATCCGTCGAGCGAATGCTGGGCGATCGCGTTCACCGATCTGGTCGGCGGTACTGCCGCGACCGGGACGATCACCGTTACCGGTCCGGCCACGGCCGCAGGCACGATCGCGCTGATGATCGCGGGCCAGAAGGTGCCGGTTGCCGTCGCCAGCGCCGCCGCCGCGAACACCGTCGCCGCCGCGATCGCCGCGGCGATCAATGCGCTGACCTCGCTGCCCGTCACCGCCGCGGCCGAAGCGGCGGTCGTCACCCTGACCGCGCGCCACAAGGGAACTGCGGGCAACGATATCGACATCCGCCACAGCTATTATCAGGGCGAGGCGCTGCCCGCCGGCATCGCGCTGGCGATCGTCGCCTTGGCGAACGGCGCCGGCGATCCCGACTATGACGCGCTGGGCGATGCGATCGCCGACAGCGACTATCGCACGATCATCCTCGCGCATCATTCGGCGCCAGTGCTGGCCTCTGTCGAGGCAGAGCTGCGCGACCGCATGGGACCGCTCCGCATGCTCGAAAGCTTCTGCTGGACCGCGAAGCGCGGCGACCTCGCCAGCCTCGTCGCGTTCGGCCCGACGCGCAACAGCGAGTTCGTCAGCGATATCGGTACCGGCCTTTCGCCGACACCGCCCTGGGAATGGGCGGGCAATTACGGCGCGATCGCCGGCTATTCCAGTGCGATCGATCCCGCGCGGCCGCTCCAGACACTTCGCCTCGATCGCGTGTTGCCGCCGGCCGAGAATGCGCGCTTCGGCCGCAACGATCGCGAAGCGCTGCTTGCGGTCGGCATCGCGACCTTCGCCGTCGATGCCGCCGGCAATGTCACGATCGAGCGAGCGGTGACCAGCTATCAGAAGGACGCCTATGGGCAGGCTTCGACGGCCTTCCTCGACGCCGAGACGATGCTGACGCTCTCGTACATCCGCGTCGCGACCCGGGTTCGCTTTCTGTCGAAATTCCCGCGTCACAAGCTGGCCAACGACGGCACGCGCTTCGCGCCGGGCCAGTCGATCGTCACGCCGTCGGTCCTTCGCGCCGAATTCGTCGCCTTAATGCGCGAGCTCGAGGAGGCGGGCCTGGTCGAGAATATCGACCAGTTCAAGGCCGACCTGATCGTCGACCGTGATGCCAGCGATCCGAACCGCGTCAACGCCCTGCTGCCACCCGATATCGTCAACCAGATGCGCGTGCTGGCCGCCCAGGTGCAATTCCGCAGCTGATGATCTGCCGCTGAGACGCCTGTGAGCGGCATCTCACCGGCCCATAAAAGGAGAAGAAGATGGCCAATCCCAATCAGGTCGTCGGCCAGGCGCGTATCAAGGTCGACGGCGATACGCTCGACACCGACGGCGAAAGCACGCTCGAGCTCGGCGGCGCCCTCCGCGAAGCGCAGCGCGGCGACTATCAGGCCGGCGCCTTCAGCGAGAAGACCGCCGAATCGAAACTGACATGCAAAATCCTCGTCAAGCGAGGCACCAGCCTCACCGCGCTGCGCGATATCGACAATGCGACAATCACCTTTCAGGCCGACATCGGCCAGACCTTCATCATCCGCAACGCCTATGTCGCTGAGGTGATCAGCCTGTCGACGAGCGACGGCAAGGCCGACGTCGTCTTCCAGGGCCCGCCGGCCGAGGAGCTGTGACGATGCAAGGCGATTACACTCTCAAGCATCCGATCGTGCCCAAGCAGGGCGATCCGATCACCGCCGTCGTTCTGCGCCGGCCCAAGGGCAAGGACATGAAGGCGGCGGACAAGGCCGAAAGCGACTTTTCCGGCACCCTTATCCTGATCGAGCGGCTGTGTTCGCTGCCCGACGGGACCGACGTTTTCCCCGGCTTCGCCGACGAGCTCGACGTGGAGGATATCGAAACGCTGGGGGAGCGTGTCGAGGCCATGCTGCCGCGTGGCCAGAAGACTGGCGGGACCACCTAGGGGTCTTGGCATCGCGCTTCGGCTGGACGCCGGCGGCGCTGATGGAGCTGGAATGGGAAGATATCGAGCTTTGGCTCGACCAAGCGCAATGGACCGCGAAAGCGGAACGAGGGGAAACGGTGGATCGATAGATGGCGCTAAAATTCGCCATGATCGTCGAAATGGTGAACCGGTTGTCGCGACCGGGGCGCGAAGCCCGGCGCGATACCCGCGAGCTTGCCAAGTCGATGCGCGACCTCGGCCGCGCTGGTTCGGTCGCGAGCCGCGGGATGGATCGCGCATCGCGATCGGCCGACGGCATGCGAAACCGGCTCGGCGCCCGCCTCTTCGCCAGCGTCCGTCGGCTCGCCGGCCCGGCCGGGCTGAAGCTGGTCGAAAAGGCAGGATATGGCGCCGGCCGGGCGATCGGCTTTACCATCCGACAGATTGGTGGCCTGATCGTCAAGGGCGCGCAGTTCACCGCCGCGATCGCCGGGCTGGCAACTGGCGCCTTCTTCGGCGGCATCATCTCCACCACCGCCAAATTCGAGCAATTTCAGATCATGCTCGAGGGGATCGAGGGATCGGCGGCCAAGGCGAAACAGTCGATGGACTGGGTTCGCAAATTTGCCAAGACGACGCCCTACGAGCTTGACCAGGTCATGGAGGCCTTCGTCCAGCTGAAGGCCTATGGCATCGACCCGATGGACGGTGCGCTCACCGCTGCCGGCGATGCGGCCGCGGGCATGTCGAAGCCTCTTATGCAGGCGATCGAAGCCCTCGCCGACGCGCAGACCGGTGAATTCGAACGGCTCAAGGAATTCGGCATTCGCGCCCAGGTTCAGGGCAACAAGGTCGCCTTCACCTACATGAAGAATGGCAAGGAAATCCGGAAGGAGACGACCAAGAACGCCGCCGCGATGAAGGACGCGATCACCGGCATCTGGTCGGAACGCTTCGGCGGCATGATGGGTCGCCAGTCGCGCACCTTCTCGGGCATGTGGTCGAACCTCAAGGATGGCTGGACCGATTTCATGCTCCGCGTCGGACAGGCGGGCGTCTTCGACAAGGTGAAGGCCAAGCTTCAGGGCGTCATCGACTGGCTCAATACCAAGCTCGACGATGGCTCGATCGACCGCTGGGCAAAGATGGTGTCGGACAAGCTCGGCGGCGTCGTCGACCAGATCAAAGGCATCAACGACGCCGATATCGGCAATTTCCTCTCCGACCTTGCCGCAGTCGCAAAGGCGTGTGTCGATATCATCAGCGCCCTTGGCAAAATCCATAGCCTCGTGATGACGATCGATGGCGCCTGGGGATCGGTCGACAAGTGGGTCGATCGCTGGACACTTGGCACCGGCTCGGGCTGGGGCGATCTCGTCCGCGGTGGCCCGCCGGCGCCCAAGGGCAAGGTACTGCCGCAATCGACCCGCGACAGCATGTGGCGCGGTGCATTGACGCCGCCGGCGCCGCGCGCACCGGCACGGGGCGTTCGCACCCAGCCGATGAACCCCGCTTTCCTGCGAACTCCGGCGGCGTCGAAAGTTCCGGTGGGCGGCAGCCTGACGGTCAACGTCAAGGCCGATCCCGGCCTCGTTGCCCGCCCAGGCAAGATGACCACCGCCAACAACGATGTGCCGCTCGTCTATCGCGGCGGCGCGATGATGAGCCGCGGCTGATGGCGATCGTGCCCCAGCAAGCGCCGGTCTCGGCGCCTGCGGCCGAAAGCCGGACGTGGCGGCAGCGCTATGTCCAAGGCAGTTTCCGCGGCGTCGCCTTCGTAACCGAGCAGCGCCAGCAGAGCGGCGGTCGCCGGATCGCGCTTTTCGAGCTGCCGTTCCGTGATACGCCCGTCGGCGAGGATCTCGGCCGCCGCGCGCGCGAGGCGCAGATCGACTGTTTCGTCATCGGCGCCGATTATATGGATCGGCGCGACGCCCTGGTCGATGCGCTCGAAGCATTCGGACCCGGCACGTTCGTCGATCCGTGGACCGGCGAACAGACACAGGTCTACGCCGACGACTATCAGCTGACGGAAAGCACCGACGAGGGCGGCATGGCCCGCTTTACGATCGCCTTTCGCGAAAGCGGCGCCGAAAAGCCGATGTCGGCCAGCGTCGATACGGCCGCCCTGTCGCAGGCGACGGCATTACAGCTCACCGACGGGCTGCCGTCCGAATTCTCCAATCGGTTCTCGATCGACAAGGCCGCCAGCTTTGTCGAGGACGCCGCCAGCGATCTCGTCGGCGCCGTCGCGATCGCGGCCGAGCTGAGCGCCGCGTCGTCGGGCGGGCTGGGTCAAGCTCTACGCAGCTTCGAAAGCGGCTTGCGGTTGTTGCCCGGAGGCACGTCGGCCTTGCTTCGCGCGCCGATCTCGCTGGGCCAGACGCTCGTCGGCCTGGTCGCTGCCGTCGCCGCGCTTTCGCCCCAGCCTCGAGCCCGGCTGCGGGCGATCGAACCGCTCGCGCGCTTTGGCGGCGGGCTCGACGCCGTTCCCAGGACGACGCCGGCGCGCACGCGGCAAGCGGACAATCAGGACGCCATCATTCATATCGTCCGCGCGGCCGCCGGCGCCGAGCTTGTTTCGGCCGCGGCGTCGATCCGCTGGACCAACCAGGCCGATGCAATCGAGATCCGCGATCGCGTCGCCGCGATCTTCGATGCCCACGCCCTCGCCGCGGCCGACGCCGGCGAGGATGCGCGAGCCGAGACTTTCGACGCACTTCGCACGGCGCTTGCCCGCGATATCGGCGCGCGCAGCGCCAGCCTCGCGCGCGGTTACAGCTATACGCCCCGCGCGACCGAGCCTGCCCTGGTCATCGCCCAGCGGCTCCACGGATTTGGCCGCGTGATGGAAGATCAGGCAGCGGCGATCGTCGCCATGAACAAGGTCCGTCATCCCGGTTTCGTTCCCGGCGGCGCCGCGCTGGATATCGTTGCCGACGCCACCGGATCGGGCGCCCGCTATGGATGATCCTCGTCTCGCCCTGAAACTCGGCGGAAAACGCTACGAAGGCTGGACGTCGGCGCGCATCACGCGCTCGATCGAAAGCGTCTGCGGCGAATATGACGTCGAGATCGTCGCTCGTGAATTCACCGATGCTCCGCGCTGGCCGCTTCGCACGGGCGAAGAATGCACGATCGAGATCGATGGCGAGACCGTCATCACCGGCTACATCGACGCAATCAATCCACAGATCGACGACCGTTCCTATGGCATTGCGATCACCGGTCGCGATCGCGCAGGCGATCTCGTCGACTGCTCGGCAGTCGCCAAGCCGGGCAGCTGGACCGGCCAGAGCATCGAGGCGATCGCAAGCGAGCTCGCCAAACCCTTTGGCATCGACATCGTCGCAAAGGTTTCGACCGGGGAAAAGGTCAAGCGTTTCGCGCTTCAGCAGGGCGAGACCGTCTATGCGGCGATCGAACGGCTGGCGCGGTACCGCGGCCTGCTCGCCGTGTCGAACGCGCGCGGTCAGGTCGAATTGATACGTCCCGGCGCCGGCGATGTCGTCGCGCAGCTCGTCGAGGGCAAGACGATGATCGCCGGCAGCGCGACGCACGATGCGCGCGATCGGTTCAGCGATTATATCATCAAGGGCCAGTCGTCCGGCGACGATCGCCTCAACGGGAAGGCCGCGGCATCGATCAAGGGGGAGGCGCGCGATCCCGCGCTCGCCCGCTACCGCCCGTTGATCGTGATCGGCGAAGATCAATCGACCGTCGCGAACCTCCGCCAGCGCGCCGCATGGGAAGCCTCGACCCGCGCAGCCAAGGCCCAGCGAGCGCAGATCAGCGTTCCCGGCTGGCGCACGCCCAGCGGCGAATTGTGGCGACCCGACCTGCTGGTCGGCGTCAAATCGCCCTTCCTGCTGGTCGAGGGCACGATGTTGGTCAGCGAAGTCGCACTGGCGAAGGACGATCGTGGCACCGTCACCGATCTGACGGTCACGCCGCCCGAGGCGTGGAGCCTGCTTCCGGTCTCCGAAAAAGCGGATGCTTCCGCGATCGGGGGGGCATGATGGACGCGGTGCGCCGTGCCATGTCTGCCATCGCGGGCCGCGTCGAGCTGATGATCGGCCGCGCGGTGATCGCGGCCGTCACCGATTCGACGATGGCGCAGGGGTTGCAGCTCGAACTGCTCGCCGACGAGGTGCAGGACGGGGTGGAGCGGTTTCAGGGCTATGGCTTTACCAGCCATCCGTTCCCCGGCGCCGAGGCGCTCGTCGCATTCGTCGGCGGCACCCGCAGCCACGGCATCGTCGTCCAGGTCGAGGATCGCCGTTATCGGCTGAAGAACCTTGCCCAGGGCGAAGTCGCGATCTTCGACGATGTCGGCCAGGTCGTTCACCTGAAGCGCGACGGTATCCACATCGAGAGCCCGAACAAGGTGACGGTCGAAGCGCCCGACGTCGACGTGATCGCCGACAGCGTCACGATCGAAAGCGCCGATATCGGCCTTGGCGGCGCCGGCGGCCAGCCGGTCGCGCGGATCGGCGACGACGTCGACCTCGGCACAGGGAAAATCGTCAGCGGCAGCGACCATGTGAGGGCGGAATGAACGAGCGTGTTGCCATGGCTTTAGCCGCTGCTTGGTTGATCGCATGCCCTGCGGCGCCGACCCCGACGCCGGAAACTAGCATCGAGCCGCCGCCGCGACCCCGCGGAAGGTTCACCCAACATAAGTGTCGCTCGGACTCGCTCAGTCGCATGTTGCGCGTCGCCAAGGGGCGCCGATGACTGACATCGCTCTCCTTTGGTCAAACGACAGCTTCAGCGGCGATATCGCGCTCGTCGAGGGGCGCCTCGTCACAGACGATGGTCTTCGCACCGCGATGCTTATCTCGCTTTTCACCGACGCGCGGGCGCGGCCCGATGATCGCCTGCCCGACGATGGCGCCGATCCGCGCGGATGGTGGGGCAACGCCTTCAATCCCGACACCGGTTCGCCGGAAGAACTTGGTTCGCGCCTGTGGCTGCTCGATCGCGAAAAGCTGACCGACGCCAATGTCGAGCGCGGCCGCGGCTATGCGGCTGATGCGCTCGCCTGGTTGAAGCGCGCCGGCGTCGTCTCGGCCCTCACCGTCGAGGCGGCGGCGATCGGCCGCCAGATGCTGGCGATCGCCGTCACTGTCTCGCGGCCGAACGGCCCAGCGCGGCAGGTTTATGATTTTGTATGGGAGCAAAGCCTGTGAGCTTCATTCGCCCGACGCTGAGCGCGCTGATCACGCGGGTTCGCGCCGATTTCGATAGCCGCTTGCCCGGCGCCGACAGCCGGCTGCCGGCCAGCGTACTCGACGTGCTCGCTCGCTCTTTCTCGGGCGCGGCGAGTGGTCTTTATGGCTATCTCGATTGGCTTGCCCGCCAGATTTTGCCGGACACCGCCGATGACGAGCAACTCGCGCGGCATGCCGGCATATGGGGCCTGACCCGCAAGGCAGCGGTTGGCGCCGCTGGAAATGTGGCGATCACAGGTATTCAGGGCACGATCATTCCCGCAGGCACGGCGTTCGTGCGCGACGACAACGTCGAATATCGATCGACCGGCGCCGTCACTCTCGGCGTTGGCGCCACCAACGCACCGGTCGAGGAGGTCGCCGGAGGCGCTGCTGGCGACACCGCGGCGGGGACGATCCTGCGCTTCGTCGCGCCGATCGCGGGCGTCAACGCCGGCGCGACCGTCCAGGCGCCGGGCATAGTGGGCGGCGCGGTCGAGGAAGATGACGAAGCGCTGCGCGCCCGTCTGCTCACCCGCATCCGCACGCCTCCGACCGGCGGCTCGCGGGGCGATTACGAACGCTGGGCGCTGGAAGTGCCCGAAGTGACCCGCGCGTGGGTTTTCCCCGGCTGGATGGGCACCGGCACCGTCGGTGTCACCTTCGTCCTCGACGGCCGCAACGATATTCTTCCGACCGAGGATGATGTCGATGCGGTCGAGGCGTATCTCGATCCCCGTCGGCCCGTGACGGCCAACGTCGTCGTTTTCGCGCCCGAACCCTTTCCGATCGACCTGCGGCTCCGCCTCAATCCCGACACGGCCGAAACACGCGCAGCCGTCATTGCCGAGCTCGACGACTTTTTCGCCCGCGATGCCCAGCCCGGCGGCACCATCTATATTTCCCGGCTGCGCGAGGCGATCTCGATCGCCGCTGGCGAAACATGGCACGATCTTGAGCTGCCCGAACTCGACATCGTGGCGGCCGCGGGGTCGCTGCCGGTTCGCGGCGAAGTGGAGTGGGTATGATCTCCGCGCCATCGACCAACCAGCTGCCGGCTCGCAGCGCCGAGGCCTACAAGGCGCAGCTTGCCTCCTTGCTTCCGCGCGGCCGCGCCTGGCCACGCGAGGATGGCAGCGTGCTGATGCGTCTCATGCAGGCCGAAGGCGACGAGCTGGCGCGCATCGACGGACGTGTCTCTGACCTGTTCGAAGAGGTCGATCCCCAAACGACGCTCGAACTGCTGGCGGATTGGGAACGGATCGCGGGCTTGCCCGACAACTGCATCAAGGCGCCGGATTCAATCGCCGAACGGCGCGCCGCCGTCCAGTCGCGCATCACCGGTCTGGGCGGCCAGACACGTGCCTATTTCATCGAGCTCGCGGCAACGCTGGGCTTTGCGATCACGATCGACGAATTCCAGCCCTTCCGCATCGGCGCGCGCGTCCAGCAGCGCCTCTATGGCGAGGAATGGGCGCACGTCTGGCGCGTGAACGTCCAGCCGCCGGCGATCGACGACGGCCAGGGCCTGACGATCCGCTATTTTCGCGTCGGGCGTAGCCGGGTCGGCGAACGCCTCGTCGGATTCGGTTCGCTCGATCTCGAATGCATCATCCGTCGCGCCGCGCCGGCACATTCCACCGTCATCTTTGCTTACGACATCGCGCCCGACCCGATGGTCTGGTTCGATTTCACCTTGCCATAGGAGATCAATATGCAGCGCATCGCCGGCCCCGGCCACGTCAACAATATGTTCAGCGAGGGCAATCCGAACATCGGGCAACAGGCGACGATGGTCACCGCAGCCTTCATGAACGCGGTCCAGGAGGAACTCGCCAACATCGTCGAGCTGTCTGGCGGCGTTCTCGACCCTGAAAACCCGGCGCAGGTCTATGCGGCGATCCTGGCGATCGCGGCAGGCGCTGCCGGCGATGGCAGCGGTGCGGTACCGACGACCCGTACCGTCACGGGAGCCGGCCTGGCGATCGGCGGCGGCGATCTGGCCGTCGACCGTGTGATCACGGTGCCCAAAGCGAGCGCGGGCGATGTCGCGACCGGAACCGACGACACAAAGGCGATAACGCCGCTAGCCCTCCAGGGCGGCGCCGGTGGCAGCCTGATGGCGGGTACCGGCTACAAGACGATTTTCGGCCTGCTCTTCCAATGGGGCACATACACGGTCGGCGCGAACAGTTCGGCCAACATTACCTTTCCCACGACCTTCCCGACTATGTGCGTTCACGCCGACGTGTCGGGCGGCCGCACCGACTATGCCGCCCAGGACAATAATCCCTTTGTCAGCAGCAAGTCCGCGGGCGCGGCAACCGTCTTCAATTCGGGTGACGTCGGCACGTCCGGCACCTTCCTCGCCATCGGTTTCTAAGGAGCACCTGACATGGAACATTATTTCAGCCCCTCTGCCGGGAGCTTTTACAACGAAGCAATCCATGGCCCCCGCCTGATCGCCGAGCCGCTCACCGAAAGGCAGATCAAAGCGCGGCGGACCCCGAAATATCTGCCCAATCCTGATTGCAAGATTCCCGTCGATGCGATCGCATTGACCAACGAGGAGTGGCAGGTGCTGCTGCGCTCGCAGGGCGAGGGGAACGTCATCACCGTAGAGGCGGGCCGCGTCATCGCGGTAAAGCCGCGACCTTCCGCCGAAGAGCAACTTGCCGCCATTCGCCTGAAGCGCGATCGCCTGCTGGCAGCGACCGACGTCATGCTCGCCGTGCCGGACTATCCGATCTCGGCCGAACAGCGCGAGCAGCTGCTCGCTTGGCGCCAGGCGCTCCGCGATTTTCCCGACCAGGTCGCGCCGACGCTGCCGTCCGACGCCGTCGAATGGCCAGCCCGGCCGAGCTGGCTCGGCGAGAATGGAGAGCTGCTGTGAGCCGCCGCAAGCAAGCCGCGCTGGCCGTGCCGACGACCGACGACGGCGCGATCGCGCTGATCGCCACCTATGGCGAGGTCGAGCGCGCTATCCGCGTTTCGGCCGAAAAGGCCGACGCGACCGCGGCCGCGGCGAAGGCTGAACATGATGCCTTCGTCGCCGAGGTCGCTCCGCTCCAGCGCGACCGCTTCGCCGGGCTCAAGGCGTGGTGGGAAGCCGGCGGTGCCGACCGGATAGCCGGCAAGAAGCGCTCGGCCGATCTCGCGGGCGCCAAGATCGGCATCCGGCTCTCGCCGAAGTCGGTGCGCCTGCCGAAAGGGACGAAGGCCGAGGCGATCGTCGAATGGCTGCGCGCAATTCGTTGGGTTAGCGCGCCGCGCTTCTTCCGGACGAAATTCACGCTAGACAAGGACGCCATCATCGCCGCGTGGCCGGACGAGCCTAACACCCGCAAAATTTTCGAAGGCAAGGGCGTCATCGTCGACCAGGCCGACGAATTCTTCATCGACGTCGGCCCTGCCGAGGCGGCAACGGCGAAGGAATGAAGCGCCGGCCGCAGCCTTTACCGGAAACGATCGCGCTGGCGCACGCCCGCGCGTCTGTAGGGATGGACCTGTCGCCGGACGCGATCGTCGCCCGGCAATGGGCGCAGCGGCTGTTCTCCGCACTAAAGGCGCGCCCCGGCTGCGAGATATCGGCGCTGCTCGATCAGGGCGCGCTCGCGGTCCTCGACCCCGCATACGACGCCGCAGACCGGCTATGGAACCGCGGTATCTATGTCGAGCCGCGGCCGAGCAGCATCTATTCGCATTTGCCGCCGCTCTATCTCGTCATGTGGCCTGGCGGCGCGAGCTCTGCGGTCACCGAGACCGAGCTATTGGAAATCGCCGGCATCTCAATCGCCAAACCCGCATGAAGGGGGAGGCAACGGGCGCGCCAACGCCCGTCACCGCAGGGACTGGACCCCGCACCTCGCGATGCCGCGGCATCGCTCCGTTCCCCCACCGGCTGGCCGGCGGGGCCGCGATTAGGTGTTGAACGTGAAGAATGAATTGACGAATTTCGAGCCTGTCGCTCCTACCCGGCCCATCGCTGGCTATATCGGCGGCAAGAAGAAGCTGGCGCCTCGCTTGGTCGAGATCATCAATGCGACGCCGCACGATCTCTATGCCGACGTCTTCATGGGCATGGGCGGCGTGTTTCACCGCCGCGATCGTCGACCTAAGGTCGAGGTCATCAACGATATCTCGCGCGACGTCGTGACGCTGTTTCGCATCCTCCAGCGCCATTATCAGCAGTTCCTCGACACGCTGAAGTGGCAGCTCGCCAGCCGCGACGATTTCGAACGGCTGATGCGCGTCGACCCCGACACGTTAACCGACCTCGAGCGCGCCGCGCGCTTCCTCTATCTTCAGCGCTTATCGTTCGGCGGCAAGGTGACCGGCCGCAACTATGGTGTGACCAGGACCGGCCCGGCGCGCTTCGATCTGACCAAGCTGGTCCCGCTCCTCGAGGCCGCGCATGACCGCCTGGCGCGCGTCCACATTGAGCGCCTGCCCTTCGATAAGCTGATCAAGCGATACGACCGCCCAGGCGCGCTGTTCTATTGCGACCCACCCTACCATGGGAACGAGGACGATTATGGCGAGGGCGTCTTCTCACGACCCGATTTTGCCCGCCTGAGAGACCTCTTAGAAGCCGTCGAGGGTCGCTTCATCCTGTCGATCAACGACCGTCCCGAGATCCGCGAACTTTTCGCCGGCAGCACCATCGAGGAAGCCGAACTCGACTATCAGGTGAGCGGCAAGGCGACGCCGGCGCGAGAGCTGATCATCACTGGCGGTAACGGTGCGGGGCCGCTACAGGCTACCCATGAACGGCGACGTTAGTGCTCCAGAACCTCTTGTCCGGGACTCCCGAAGGTTTCGCCGCGCTACAGCGCGCGCGCCAGATCCTCGTGCAGGCTCAGGCGGTTGGGAAGGCCGGTCAGATTGTCGAAGCGCGCCATCCGCGCGATCTGCTCGGCGGTCGCATGCTGT